AGATTTAAATACATCCTTAATAATTAATACAATTAATGCTAATAAAGAACCATCCCATTTACCATAATCTTCATCTCCAAAAACTTCACCAGTTTTCAATTTCATTACCATTTTATGAAAATCAGTATAAGGATTAAATCCTACGCAAATACCATATTTGTGTAAATTGTTCTTAAACCAAGGAATTAATTCTCCTAATATTTTCTTAGACCACCATATATGAGGGAAAGGCATGACTCTAAAAAGCCTCGGTTCAGTGATTTTAGATATATTTCTCAACTCATCCTTAAAAGTTTCTTTACATACAAAATCATCTTCATCAAAAATTTCATTATCAGCATTATATTTTAAACGATCAATTATTTTACGACCCTCAGATGTTAAAACCTTATTTTCAAAATCTAAATAATTTTCCTTTCCTTGTAAACAAGCAAATCCATTAGATGTATCTTTCTTAAAACCTTTAACATTAACTCCTCCAAAAGAAGTTTCTTCATCAGTTAAATCATGAATCTTATCTGGTAATATAGCCCTAATGACTTTAGATATATATTCCATTTCAGCATCATCCAAATAGCCTTGATGTTTGAAAGATTTACCAGCTATTCTTATCATATTGTCTTTAACTTGAGACATATTTCTGCCAAAAATAGGAGGTTGTTTTAACTCCACTTCGACAGGTGCTATATCCCCTGTTTCTTGTAACTCATGAATTGTCTTATATAACTGTTTGGTATCCTCATTACTACTAATATGTAAAGAAGATGGTATAAAAGAAGTCTTAATATTTTGTGAACCATAATTAATCCATTTAGGATCATCCTCATACGTCAATCTAACACCTGAAAAATTACCCTTAATATTTTCTCTAGTCTCAAAAGAACGTAATAAAGGTTTACTATTCATTTCAATATTTAACTCCTCACATAACCATTGCGGAAATATTTGAGCGAATCCTTCTTTGCCATTACCCGTAACGTGAATACCAACAACTCTATCAGAATCATAAACAACAGAGCCACATAAACCAGCTCCCTGAACTTGATACTGTAAACCAGCATTAACATCATGTTGAACTATTTTTGTATCACCTCTGATCTTATACCTATAAGTTATTTTTTCTTTATTTTTACCTACATTTATGCTTGGAACTAATGGTATAATACCATAAGGAGATACAAACATATTTGGACTAAATTTATTAAGATCAGTCCCACCAAATCTATTAAATAACTTATAAAAAGGAACTATATCTAAAAATTCACAAACACAAACATCACTTAACAAATAATTCTTGATCACTTTAATTTTTACACTTTCCATTTCTTTATGTCCTTCTTTATAATGTTCGTATGACTGATAAACATCTGCTATAATTCCTTCTGGATCTACATGGGAATTGGTAACAAATCTTCTACCTGAAACAACTATACAAGAATGCACTTTAGTTTTAGTATTAACCATAATTCTACAATGATTCTTTTTAAAAGATTCTGCACTAGATGTATTAAATGTTAAATCTTTAAATAAAGAATCAGATCGTTTTTTCGATTCACTAAATTGAGCATAAGTAATATCATTAGCGTCTTGATTTCCAAAAAACCAACTCATAATACTAGAACCTGACTGTATCCTATTATTAGGTCTAAGATTATCTATACCAGAAGCCCATAATATTAATCTAGACATGGCTACAATATAAACATATACAAAAATCTGTAAAGAAAGTAACATTAAAAATTCAGAATCTAAACCCATAGTATCAATAATAGAAGCAATAGCATCAACAAATTTATCATAAACACTATAAACTTTAGCTACTAAAGCAGCTCTACCTTCTCTAACATAATTACGTACTACTTCATATGTAACCTGGTTGGTACCTACATAAACAGCAAATTCTTCCATTGTAGAAAGTGATCTACCCCTACACATTCCACATCTTCTTATCATCGTGTTGCCATTATTACGCATATGCGCAGTTTCTAAAACTGCACATGTTGCACATAATGAATGACCACACGGTAGTAAAACTATGGGAACATGTACTGGTCTACCAATATCATCTACATCATCTAATTCTGCATAATCATAACGACACATATAACAATGAGTATGGTGAATAAGAGCTTGCCTTTCTTCTATAAAGTCACCTCTAAATAAATTTAACAAAAATTTGAAAATTCCATCTATTACTAAAGCAAACTCTTCACTAACCTTTGATATAGATTCAATTAAATAAGAACTTAATGGATTAATAATTTTAATAAATATTTTAGTAAAAAATTCTTTTACTCCTTTTTCAACAAAATTAGAAATAAAAAAGACATATTCTTTAAATATATTGCTACCATTTAACAACCCATTCCAAGTTGAATCAAAGGATTGCAACAACTCTTCAAAAAATTGAGGTCTAAAAGACGATAAATAATCTAAAGTTGTTGCGGTATTATTTTGAGTGTCATTAATAATAACATTGTTTTGCAATGGATTGTCAATTAATAACCTATTAATCCTATTTGATTCATCCAGATGTTTATACAACATAAAAAGCCAACTTACTGAAACACTTAAACCATTAGTCCTAGGCCCTCTAATAACAAATGGAAATGTATTTTCTTGTCCATTATTTGAACTAAAACTAGTAATTATATTATTAACACCTACAAAATGAGGAAACCAAGCATTTCTTCTATCACAAAACTTAAAATAAGATAATTGTTGTTCAAAACCGAAGGTAGAATTTCTCCTTACCTCAATTAAATGAACTCTCCTAAAAAGAGCTTCTGGACATGAAATACCATCTTTTGATACAAAACCACCTAAATTTCTAAAATTGTTAGTTGTGCATAAAATAATTTTGGACTGGAAAAACTTTGTATTTTTCTTATCAGCTTGAGCACAATCAAGTGGATATTTGACTGGGGATACGAAATTAATAATAGTACGCCACTGAGACTTACCTTGCTGTCCTACGTCATCCATAACAAATACATCCTGATTTAAATAATCATCATAAAAATCTTTGGAAGAATCAATAGGAGGCGTAGTGTGAGTATAAACAGACATATTATTAGCTTTTAATAATTCAACAAACTTGTTCATTAATACTGATTTACCACTTGCCGGCGGACCATCAAAAACTATACAAATAGGTTCTTCTCTAGAAGAGGACGAATAAGTTTCAACAAATTTAACTAAATTTTCTTTATATGCTATCCACGTACTAACAAAGTGACGATTATCATTATTTTTAATATAATCTTGAAAATTGACATCTATCTTTAATTTATTATATAGCTGTGATACCTCATTCCTGTAAACAGGATTATGTAAAACTGAACTATCTTTAATAAACTGAGTATATTGCTCAACAACCAATAAAATATTATCATAATGTTCAAAAGGTGAAAACAAATAATTAATAATTCCTAAAAAAGATTGACCAATCATATTGAATGGTTGTAAACTAGGAAAAGTAAAGATATAAGAAATTACAGAAGTTATTAAATCCTTTATCTTAGAAAATAAAGATGAAAAAGAATGAGAAGCATGAACTTTAACACCTGTTAATAAAGCAAAACTTTTAATTTTATCCAATAACCATGAAGGTAAACCCAAAAGAGAAAACCCTGCCATTAATGCTTCTAAAGAAAAATCTTGAGCCGTCCATACTGTATACGAATCATCATCATCATTATTTTTTAAAAGTTTAACTATATAAGTAACAAATTTTAAAAGAGTATACAAAAATTGTATAATACCATAAATACCGCATAAAGCAGTAGATGCACTAAAAAATATACTAATAACTAAATCTCCTAATTTTGCCCAATCTATTTTTGAAAAAACACTAAATGATTGTTTAAATTTATTAGAATAATAACCTAAACAACTAAAAATACTAGCTACTTTATTACCTATATCTTTGCCTTTACCATATAATATTGAAAATAATCTTTCCAAATTAGGAAAGGCTTGGGGTTGATACCAATCCTTTTTATCAATAACTAAAAGAAATTCACGAAAACGTTTTGTACAAATAAATTCATTATTTCTGCGATATTTATCATTTATATACATTTTATCACAGTTTATTATAATTTTCTTCCTTAAACTAACATAAAAAATATTTGTATCAGATTTGCTTAAAAACTTATATTCATGTGATTTATTATCATACATTTGTAAATAACTAACTATTAACTCTAAATTTAATTTTGTGACATTACATTTACGATCTCTACATTTATTACGTTTACAATTATTTCTATTATCTTTATTTATATCATAATCATCATATAATGATGAAGCTTCAAAGTCCGGAAATTGTTCAAATTGTTCAAAAAAGTTTTTGTTGCACTTGTCCATGTTACACATTGATCCTAAATTAATTGTATTATGTGCTTCGGTATGTAAATACAGGCCTTTATATAATACTAGTCTGTTACGCTAAATAGCTTCAGGTACTTATTATATAAAGCCGATGGTATATACTAACAGGGTTTAAAAACCATGCATTAGCCTACTTCGACTACAATATTATTAGGGGTCGGATTCGTTTCTTCCGAAAGAAATCATCCGAGTCTTAAATTTAAAAATAAATCTAAAACTTAAAAAAGAAGATACAGTCTGTAAATAAATTTACTTTACTACTTAAGAACCACAGTAGTGATGTATCTGGTTGATTATAATTTATATAGTTTTGTGGTAACTATATAAAAGTTAAGAAAAATCAAATCAAAATCAAGAAAGCATTTTACCAATTAGGTCTAGTAGTATCTTATGCGTTAGCCATACTAGTATTAGTCTCTTAGTAAAATCTAATCCGTTAAAAATCAGCATCCGAAAAATATTAATTTCTTTAATTAGCGGTAAGTTGAAATATTTAGGTTATTTCATAAAATATAGAATTACCAATCCTATATCAACCTTTGAATAAAAATTCATTTCCGTTGTGAAAAATCCTATAACGGGCGAGTCTAAGTTGATTGTGATTTTATAATTAAATAAAATCAGTCTCAACTTAAATACCTGGTTTCGAAACGTAAGTGTTCTTGGTATCTTAATGATTTAAAAATATTCCATAGTAATAAATAGTAAACTATCTATTAGTATGTTTCTAAATAAATCAAAAAG